AGCGTCGTGAAGTACTGCTGATCGGTCATCCAAGGCGGGAAGATGTAGTCGGTAGAGACACGACCGAGCTCGACCGCACGGTCATACGTGCGCATGACCTTGTCGAGGAGGGTTGACTTATAACCGCGGCTACGCCACTCGAAGTATGTTGCATTGACGTACGACACAAGCACGGTTTCGTAGCCACGCCACATGCGTGATACCGGGTGATTCCACCAGCCTTTTGGCTCGCGATGGTTGCCGTCCGGGTCGAGCTTGGTGATTGTGAGCAGCGACTGCCAGCCTTCAAGCGTCTGCTTGTGTAGCCGTTTGTTGTCGAGCTGACTTGCTACTAGGACAAACGAGTCTGTATTGGTCAAGAATGTTTGCATGTTGGTATCCTTCCGTCGTTGGATACCATTTTACTGCCTATGCGGCAGAAATCATTGATTATCGTACCAGTTCTTCTTGACGAACGAGCGGCTGAAACCCTTGTCGGTGTCAACTAGATACTCACGGTCGCCGATCTTCTCGCCCTCTGGACCGTTCGGTTCTCCGTCTAGGGCGCTGGCTACCGCGTCGCCGATCCATCGAGCAGCCTGACGGGCCACAGCCTTGCCCCACGTTGCCGAGAGCGGAGTGTAGTCACGTACCGATGAGAACTCCCAGTTGTCTGGGAGACCTTGAATGCGAGCAGCCTCTCGGTGAGTGATCAGTCGTGGAAGCGTTGGATGAATGACATGATCAAGCGCGCCGCCGGTGAGAACGTTGCACCACGACTGTCCGTCCCAGCGACACGGATTTGAGAAGCCCATGTAGAAGTCCTTCGAGCGGATCTTCTTTTCCTGAGCAGCCCATGTCTGCGGAAACTTGTTCTTGTTCTTTTTCACGGCCGCCTTGAGCGCTTCGTCGAGCGGCATTCTTGCTTCCCAGCCGTCGTTGCCCAAGATACCGAAGATATCGTCGATGCGCGTCGCGTTCATGTTGCTCTTGTTGATATGACCGTCGACCTTGCCGTTCTGATTGCGCAAGTTCTTGACGAACTTTGACGCAGGCGCAGAATAGCGCTGCGGCTCCCACTGAAGCTCAAGATCTTCGAGGTCTCCGATGACGTCCATCATCGTCGGCATCGTCTTTGGATTGACGACTTGCGCACCGAACTTCATGCCTTTGCGAGTGGCGACCCAGAAGTATCGTGGACGGTACGAGAATCCTCCAACCTGGAGGTTGTTCATCTTGACGTGATGAAGGTCGTACTTCTTTCCTGACAAGTCCTCGACCATGTCTCTGTACTTGACCATCGCGTCTCGCCCCTGTGTGTACGCCTGTTGCACGCACTCAAAGACGATCATCGACGGCTTCACCTTCGCGGCGTACCGCATGAATGCACGAGTGTGCTCGTGAGCAGGTGCGTCTGGTCCGCGATTAGCTGGACCCGACCACACTGACCACCCAGAGCATGGCGGACAGCCGACTACAGCGTCAGCCTTGCGCACAGGCCACTCTGACTCGTCGCTCGAGAAGAACGACGACCAGTCTTGACCTAGGTGATGCCTGTTGACCTCGGCGACGGTATTGCCGAAGTCAAGCGTGCCGGTCCTGAGCTCCATGTTCATACCGGCCTCGACAAACCCAAGGCTCATGAACCCTGCCAGACCGTTGCAGTCGATGAATGACTTTGACATTACTTTCTCCCTCGTTTGTTTGTTGCGTTAGCTGTCGCTCCATAGCCGACCTCGTAACCGCACGCGGCATAGCCTGCGATGTCGATCCACGTGTCTGGCTGAAATCCAGAATTGTTGGCGTACCGAGCAAGTTTGACAGCGATCATGGCCATCGCGACGTCTTCAGCCGTGAACTCTCTGTTGAACAGTACTCCCCAGATCTTTGCGATTCGTGCGAAGTTGTCTTCTGGGCTGCCATACTGGGAGTCGCGCTGCCCTGAGACATACTTAGCAGCCGTGGTCAGGGCTTCTTCACGCTTATTCATTATTGATCTTCATCCGCGCAAAGACAAGCGCCTTGTAGTCAGTGGCCTCGCTAGGCTCAACGTTGATCTCAGTGTCGGACGGAAGATCGTCGTCCGACTCTGTCAGCTCTCGCCAGGTCTCGTTTGCGGCGTGAACAATGTCTAGTACGGTGTTACCCGTGACCTCGAACTCGATGTTGATTCTCACTTGATCCTCTTTTCAAGAGCGTACGGTGAATGATGAGCTCCGTCGATGTGAGGTTGACGGTCGTCCGTCGTGCGGATGATGACGTCGCCTGAGCGGATCGCCGTGACCTTGCCGCGTCGGCCATTGTGGATGATGCCGAGATCTCCGTCGTACGCGTTATAGCGAACACGCACCTCGTCGGCGACCTTGACGAATCCTGGTCGCACTGGAACCCATACCTCTTCTCCGTTCTCTGGCACAAGCGCGTGCCCGAGCGCGAGCTTTGCGAATGTCTCTATCGCCTGAGAAGAGAACTTGTCGTCGTGCTTCGACTTTTCCCACGCGGTCAGCAACTCGATGACTGTGCGCCCTGCGGCCACGCGGACCTTCGCCTTGGCCATTTGTTCGTTGACCCAGTTGTAGTCTACTTTTCTCTCACTCATTAGTTGCTCCTTTGTGGGCACTCTGTCTCGCGACACGACGAGACGTCGTAGTCGTCAAGAGCTCTTGCGCACTTTTGACATTTGACTCCATCGGCTTTGACAACGTAACCAGCCTGTTGACGCTTGCGGTTGATGTCCATCTTTTCTAGATACATGTCGTCAAGCTCTTGGTCTGTTCCTCCAACGGCGCAGATGATGTTTGCGACGAAGTGCAAGACGTCTACGCATTCCTTGATGACTTCCTTGCGGTCGACGTACGGCTTGTCTGCCTGCCACGGTTTCCACGAGATCGCCTTGCGGACCTCGGCAAGTTCGTCGTCGATCGCGAGCATGTTCCAACGCAGGTACTCGATGATCTCACGAAGCGCTTCGTCAGAGTCTTCGCTGAACTTGTGATAGTTGACGCCGTAGTGGTCTTGCTGCAGACGTCGCGTTTCATACAACCACTCTTGAAAAAGTCGTCGAGAATACATGCTCATTTTGTCATACCACCTGCTGTAGAAACGTCAATGCTTTATTTGTCGTAGGAATAATATCCAAGTATTGCTCTTTCTGAGATACCGCGAGCTCGTACCTGTCGATTGCAGACAGCTCTTCGATGCCAGCCGCAAGGTGAGTCCATGCAGAACCCACGCACGCGCTGAGCTTCCAATCTGTCGCGATCGGAGTAGACGCGTTCATCGCTTGAAAGTATCGCGGAGACCACCAGGGGTTCTTGTCTCGTTGAGGACAGATCAAAGCGCCGAGAGATGTTGAGAGCTTTCTGTGGACGTCAGAGTCAGTAGATCCTTTGTTCTCTTTCATGCTCTCGTGAGGCAGACGGAGAGTCTTGACGGTATCCGTCGTCCATCGAGCTCCGACATCGTCCACGGCCCATACGTTGCGGCGCGTCGCCTGGACGTCTGAAATCTTCGTGGCCTTGATGTACGCGGCATCCATGTTTAGGCCTACCAGACGGCCTCTGGAGGCCTCTGGCAGCCCTTGTATGTCGTCATCAGACCAGGGCAGAGCTGGAAATAAGGTTGTCGGCCACTCTCGGTTCAGTAATAGATCAATCGCTAAAGAAATTGATCTTTTGATCTTCTTATCGTTGACGACTTCATTGTAGAACTTTCGCTTCGAGTAGAACGGCTTGAACAGAGCGCTGTCGGATCTCTGAGCCGCTCGTAGCCCGGCTGTGATCTTGCTCGGCTCTGGAGAGTCGATAAACATGACGAGCGACTTCGATCTCGCCGCCTTGTCTATTGTCGCCAAAGCGCCGTACGCCGAGTTCGACGCTACGCTTATCGGAGAAGCCAGTCCGACGAACACTCGATCGTACGCGTCTAGCTCTGACTGAGTGCACGCAGGGTCTGGCTCTACTTGATCTACGACGTATCCAAGCGACACAAGCGCACGGACAAGTTGAGTAGAGAACGACACATTCTTCATGCCAAGAGAGTACGAATGGTGCGCCGAGGTGCACCCAGTCACAAGCACGCGACCTTTCATTAGAGTCCGAGCACCTTCTCTGCTGCTTCAATTCCTTGAAGTATCGCTTGATCTGTGTCGATGTAGACGTAGTTTGCCAGTCTGCCGGCTGACACAGCGTGCGGGAACTCTTCAACAAGTTGCGACTTGAGCCACTGCGCTCTGTTCTTGTTCGTGCCTTCAGCGTCGTCTACGGGATAGTGCTTGACTGGCGCTCCTGGGTACTCGTATGAGAGGACCGTGCCAAGAAGTTCTTTTTGACCGGACATCTGTTTGGTCTCGATGATGCGCGTGTGCGCGACGTCAAGACTTGGAGTGTTCACAACGCCTGCGTCAAGCGCGTAGCCTTCCTGATCTGTGATGAATCTGTGCTCGAGCCGAACTCCTCGCCACGACAATGGAGCCTCGTTGAGGAACTCGTCAAGCGGAGCAGTGACGATCACCGCGTCCCACGCGTCCCAGTCTACGGTGTCTGCGTTGTCTTTCGTGTTTGTGTACACGTCGTGAGCTGCATCGTGCAACATGTTCATGACAAGATTCGTCCAACCGCCTCGCGGCCAGCCCTGCCACTTGTTGCGGAACAAGCCGAGGTATCCGTCAGATCGCAGGTCGATGCGCTTCGGAGCGAACGATGACGAGAGATTGCTAGGCTCAGTTCCCCACTGCTTGAGAGTGTACGGGTAGATGAACCACTGATACAGCGTCTCGCCCATGATCGAGACCGCATACGTCTCGAAGTTAGTCTTGTCAGGCTCTGACGGAAGGTTTTCAAGCTCAGAAGAAATCTTGTTCCACTCTGGAAGTGTCTTGAGCTCGTCGATCTGCGGAGGCCAACTCATCAACTGGTTGTTGACGATCGTCTTCACAATGTGGTGATACGGCTCCCAGTCCGAGTACTTCTGCAAGATCTCAATCACATCTTCATTGTCGGTGTGACTGATATGCGTGCCGTGAGGCTCGTACAAGATTGAGCCCATCTTCTCGGTGCGAACAGCACCGCCTGCCACAGGCGCTGCCTCGTGCATCTCAACAATCCAGTCGCCTGTCTGTCGAAGTTGGATACCCGCACTTATTCCAGTCAGTCCTGTACCGATGATCAAAGCTTGCTTACGCACCTTTGGCCTCCGCGATTGACTTGCGCACTGCCGCCATCACCGTCTCTACGACCTGTTCTTTCGACGCTTGCGCCTTGAAGAATGCGTCCGCCTGCGCGTTCGCGAGTTCTCGTAGCTGCGGCTTGCTCATCGCCTCGATCGCCGACGCCTTGACAAGGTACGGCTCTCCAAGCGGCGCGACCTCTGCTGGGTCAGCGAGCATGATCGAGCGAGTGCGGGCGGTGTACACAAAGCGGTTTCGCCACCAGCCGCTGCCTGCGTGTGGATACTTCGGAGAAAGAACTCCCCATGACTGAGCGTAGAGATCTACAAGCTCTTTTTCGGTGAGCTTGTTGTCGGCCTTGCTCTTTCGCGAGCCGATGTACTCAACAGGCCAAGACAGCTTCATCTTCTCAAGCCACTTACGCTGGTCGGACAGCACGCCAAGAATCCACTGTGTCTTCCTGTCTTCGTCTGTCGGAATCTCGGTATGAAACTCTTCAGCGTACGGGCTGAGGTCTGTGTAGACCCACTCACGCGAAGTCAGTGTGTACGTGACCTTGCTTCCGTCGCCCCAGGTGAACTTCGGCACCAGCGTGATGGGCCACGGCCTGTCCATCAGCGCTTCAACGACCGGGAAGATTCGCGAAACGTTTGCTCGTGCCCAGTCAAGGTCGGCACGTGCTGAGCCGAGACTTTCTCGGACAAGGCGTTCTCCGCTCTTGACCTTTGTGATTGTCTTCAAGCTTGTGATGATGTTCTGCGTCTGCCAGTCGTCGATGTAGAACATGAGTCCGCATCCGTTCTGTCGCGCACGAGATACTACGTCAAGTGCTCCGTATGCGTACGTCGAGCCGAGCGCGGCAAGCGCGATCTGTCCGCATACGATGAGGTCGTAGCCAGAGATGTCTTCGTCTGGCATTGCGCGTCGGTGGTCGACCTCGCAACCTCCGTCACGAAGGATGTCGGCGAACAAGTCGGCGACCGCTCCGTACTTCACTAGCTTTCGCGTCGAGCCAATGTGCTGCGCGGTGTACCCAGTCATCAATACTTTGATTGTCATGTGTTCTCTCCAGTTGTCGTTGTATGCAACAAGCGAGCGAGCAGATGTTTAGTCTGCTCGCCCGCGTGCGTTGCTGAGTCTAACTGTACCTCAGAAGGGCGCCGTAGGCGGCACCGCTGCTCCCGCCGCTGCTGCCGGAGCTGGTGCTGCGGCTGGCATCGGTGCTGGAGCTGGCTGTGGAGCTGGAGCTGCCTGAGGCGCTGGAGCTGCGGCTGGCATCGGAGCAGCAGCGGTCTGCGGCTGAACCGAGTAGTACGCCTTGATCTCGTTCTTCTTTTGACCCTGCCAGGTGCGAGTACCCACGGCGGCACGGAACGAACGACCGCGGAGGGTCTGCTCGATCTGAGCGTTTGTTGGGCTCGTGCTGAAGTAGTCGCGAGTGAGTCCGAGAGCTGCCATCTTGCGGAAGAAGATGGCGAGCGCGTTTGGATTGTCGGTTGACACGACCAGGTTGTCCCAGACGAGACGCTTTGCGTGCGCACCAGTCTGAACCTGCGCCTTGACGGCGAACATGGTCTTTCCGGTCTGTGTCACCTTGGCTGTCGCCTCCAGGATCTGGAGATCGTAGTCACCATCTGGTAGCGGATCGTAGCTTCCTGTGTCTGCGGCCTCTTTGACGAGGTCGCCCCAATTGAGCGTGGACATTGTTACTTACCTGCTTTCGTTGTTGATGTTGCTTTTGCTTGATCCGGCTTTGGGCCGAACACCATGTCGAGCATGCGCTCTACGCCAAGGTCTTGCTGCTCGACAATCTTGCCGAGGCGGCCCTGAACGCGCTCACCTGCTTCGTATTGATTCGTGCGCTCGACGTACATGCGTCGTGCCTTGTACGGCGGCTGAGTCGGGTCTTGGCTGACGAACTCTTCGACAGTGATCGCGCCCAGGATGTCGTAGAAGTACGGTGCCTGGATAGCGAGCTGTCCTTGCAAGTATGGTCGCGCACGACCGTCTTGCCCTGTCCGTGCCATCGCCGTGAGGACGACTGCCTCGAGCGGTGCAGTAGCGTGCATTGTCAAGTCACGCAGGTCGCGCAGAAGCGCTCCCATGTGACGGAGCAACTCGCCCCACTGCTGCATCTGCATCTGGTTCGTTCCGGCGATGTTGTCCATGCACTTGACCTGCAACTCGGATACCGAGTCGATGATCAAAGACTTGAACTGGTGGCGTCCGAGTTGGAGCCACTGGTACGCCTTGAGAACCGTGTCGTATTCAGTGACGTTCACGACGCAGGTGTCCCACGTCCCATCTGCCACCGGCGGTTCTTCGCGCAGCGGATCCCAGTAGCGGACCTGGATCGGCAAGAAGCGGTGACCGCCCTCGACATCCAGCATCAGCCTCGGGTACGGCGCTGTGACCGCGAATGTTGACTTACCTACCTTCGATTCTCCGTACACCATGAGTGTAAGAGAACGTTGTACGCCATTCGTCATACGTTGTTACTCGTTTCCTTTGGTCTCTGCTTTGTAGTATTCGTACGGGTCGGCGACCGCGTACATCTCGCTGATTGCTTGCTCGGCGGCGGAACCGTCGTCGAGCAGTGGGCAAACAGCAAAGAACTGGCACTTCCACTTGCAGTCGCGGCTAGGCCGCGGATAAGCAAGCAGTTGGTGATCTCCTCCTTCGTCTAGTCCGTCTCTCACTCGTAAGAGGTCTCCGATGGTACCGTGAATACGGTTCCAGAAAGACCTCAGCGAGAAAGTATTGTGACGGACCTCGATCTGCTCGTAGAACGGCGGACGAGCGTTAGCCGTGCGCTTCACTTTCTTGAGCATCGTGAAGATGCCACCTTCTGAGCGCTCGCCTTCTTTGTTCTGCGCTGCCTCGAGCATCATGTAAGTGAGGATCTGCTCGTTCATGTGAGCCAGCGAGGCGAACTCTGTGAACGACCCGCCGACAGTCTTGAAGTCACGGAACATGCGGACACCGTCGCCCTTGCGGCGGACTCGCATGTCAAGCTTTCCTTGAAGCTCAACTCGTCCGTCAAACAGTGGCATGCTGATTGTCTGCTCAGTAGAGATCATCTCGAGCTCGGCGTCGATGCCGTTCTCTTCAACCCACTGGAGGTAGCCTTCAAGCATGATGCGTCCGAGCTCGGCTTCTGACTCAAGCTCAACCGTGTCTTGAAACTGGGTTCGCATGATGTTCTTGTCTACCTCGACAAGTTGTGCGTGCGCCTCAAGAAGCGGGATGTCCTTCGAGTAGTATGCATCGAGCGCTGCGTGAATACGAGAACCGAGAGCGAGCGGCCCGATCATCTTCTGCTCTTTCGGCCTCAAGCCTCTGTAGTACGACAACCACCACTTACGGCGGCAGTCTTTGAATGTTTGGATCTCGCTGTTGGAGATCGCTATTGGTCGTCTATCTGTCATGAACCAGCCTTGTCTTCTCTGAGTAGTGTTAGGAGCTTCGCCTTGTCGCGGACGACCTCTTCGAAGTTCTCGTTCTTTACGTCAAGAACTTGAATCACTCGTTCCTCGATTGTGTCTTCAGTCACGTAATCCGTGATGATGATGCTGTCGTGGATCTCGCTGCCGATACGGTGCACACGGTCCATCGCTTGCTTGTGGTCGACGAGCGACCAAGGACGCTGAAGCATGATCAATCTGCGTGCCGCGGTAAGCGTCACACCGACTCCGCCGGCCTGAGCCGTGAAGAGGATCCACTTGATCTTGCCAGACTGGAAGTCGTCGATGGCTTTCTGCCGCTCGTCTTCGTCCTGCGCACCTGTAATGAGGCCGTGCGGGATCTTTGCCGCGGTCATTCGAGCGCTCAGCAGGTCGATCAACTGGCGGGACACCGCGCATACTGCGACAGAGTCGCTGCCAAAGTCGCCGCTCTCGATGTCGTCCATCACTGCATCTACCTTGCATGAAGGCTCCGAAAGCTTGAGCTCGAGCTCTCCTGTGGCAGCGTCTACTTCCATCTCGGCGTAAGAGTTAGCGAACTGTAGCAGTCGTGTTGTCTGAGTTAGCGGACTCGGGGCAGTGACTGCCGTGCCGCCCTCGAGCTCGGCGATCATGATCTCGCGCATCTGTTTGTACGCCTTGGCCTGTTTTGTAGACATCTCTACGTCACGACGGTCGTTGATGACCGGCGGAAGCCAAGGCAACACGCGTGACTTCAGCATG